GTAAGATATTTATCAACAGTGTTAAGAAGAACTTACGTTCTTCTGTTCATCGCTTTCAGCTCGAACTATTAAGGAGTAGAAAAAGTATAATTTAAAACGCGAAGCGTTAAAGATATTATCTAGATCGTTCAGTCACACTTTGCCCTAGCGGGCAAAGTGTATGGACATTATCTGAGTCGAACATGAACACCCTAGTGTTTTTGCATTACAGTGGCGGTCATCCGGTACCACGAGCAAAGTCTTTATATGACGGCGGGCTATTAAACAACACTAAACGCTTAATAACCGTGGAGCTACTACTCCTCTTTTAGCCTTATTCTCAACTACTTACACATTAAACCAGTTAGCGGCGTATCTGATCATCGTCCTGTAAAGGATAGTAATGTATAACTCTGTCACCAAGCAGAACTACCTTACCGCCACACATCAGAGCGGATTTCGGGCACTCGAACAACGCCAGTGCGGGCTTATTTGGTGATTAAACAGCCTGAATTATTATGACTTGAGTATATGTGAACCATGTACACGCACTTGAATATGACCATTATAATAGTCATTTGATTCAAGAACTCTACGTGCGAACTGCTCACGAGCTTCGATATAACTACACTCTGCCTTTGATTTACAATAGAAAAGTATTTCTCTTCGAAAATTTTCTACGCCTAACTGCGTAACATCCTTGCTTAATTCTGGCGAGCTACCATAATAGGTGCGCCAGTCTGAATCAATTTTGCCACGGATTTTCTTCTTTTTCTTAGTGCCGTTCTTGAGTTTTACTGTTTTGTAAGTAGTTTTTGAGAATTTTGCTAATTTTTTGCCTATGTACATACGCCCTGAAATCGTGTTTGTTATAAGATAAACAAACCCAACACAATCCTCAGGAAGCGTTTCAACTATTTCGTCAGTGTAGTACCAAGACATAATATATGTATATTATTCATCCTGGTCCTCCCCGCCATTTTGGTTTGCCTTACGTTCTGCCTTATTTTTATCTAACCACACGCGATACTGCTGTACGTGAGCACGACGTTCCCGTGCAATAATACGTATTTGTGCCAGCCAGTAGCGCATGTTTTCGCCCGCTCGCCTAGTTCCACGAGCTTGCCATTTTTGATTTTCCCTAAAGTATTCCTTAAAAGCCGCCATGAGACGTTCATGAGATTCCTCATTTTGCTCGGGTGACGGTTCAACATGTTTACTCATTAATCTCTAAGTCGTTTGCATAGTTGGTAAAGCCATTTTCCTTAACAACTTTCAATACATTGTTCACACGTCCGATCAATTCGTCCTTGTGCGAAATTAGGAAAATGTTCTTTTTACGTTCACGAGCCATCTTTTTAAGTACTGCTAGCGCACCTTCTACGCCAGCCGCATCAAGCCCGTTGTCTATCAATTCGTCCACAAATAGCAAGTTAATCTGCTGATACAATGACTCCCACACGTCACGGAAAGCCCATGACAACGACAGGATCAAACGGTTGCGTTCGCCACGTGACAAGTTGTCAAAGTCCAAGTCTTGACCCAGTTGAGTAATCATAACTGTAAGGTCATTTTGGAACAAAACTGTATGTGGCAAGCCCATTTTATCCAAGTAATAAGTAAGTCTATTATTCAAGTAAGCAAGGTTCTGGTCAATGATTTTCTTGCGAATAAACGAGTCTTTAGACGTTAACAGCTTGAGTAAAAACTCCTGATGGTCCTTGAGTGTGTTAAGTTCATTAACACGATCCCAAGTGATTTCCTGCATGGCTGTGTCGGTTAATTCGTCAATTTGCTCTTGGTAAGGATCAGACTCTCCAGCTTTAATAGTCAGCTGATTTTCTAAACTTTTTAGATTATTTTGATGTTTTAGGGCCTGCTCGACAGTGTCATAGTAAGTGCTAGGACGACCATTTATTTCGCCGATTGCTTCAATTTCACCGGTAATTTTAGCAAGATCTTTAGTTACCTTGTCGAAATATTTTTGGGCCTCGTCAAGGTGGGCTTGTGCTGTAGCAGTCATTTCTTCATGCTTGTGATCATGCAACTCTTGTTCACATGCGTGACAGGTCTTGTTAGCCAATAAGGCGAGCTCGCGATCATACTTCGTGACGCTTCGCTCCGCTTGCGCTATCGCGCTCTCTAACGTAGCCCGTTCCTTATTTAGGCTTTTCAGCTTCGCTGCCTTTTCTTCATAGGCTTTTAGCTCGCCGTGCTTTGCAAGCTCTGCGTCAATATCTACGCTTTCTAATTCTACAATAGCACGGGCAATTTTCTCTATTTCTTGGGTGTGTTGAGTGTTCCAAGCACTTTGTCTTGTTAGTAATCCGTCGATGCTATGCTGTATCTTTTCGTTACTTTTCTTGGATGCTTCTATGTTAGCAGTCTCTTGTGTAATTAGATCTCTAGTTAATTTAACCTGTTCTTTTAGTGCTTCGGCCTTCTCACTAAGTATGGTAATTCCTAGTAATTGTTCAATAATCACACGTTGGTCATTGGCCCTCATACTTAAGAATGGCTCAGTATATGTGTTCAATGCAACCACGTGTTTGAACATATCATGGCTCATACCAATCAAGTCATCTAAGTCTCTTTGTGTTTCTCTAACGTCACCTTGAGCATCGTCAGTTTCCACAGTTTCTTGCTCTTGATCGTTAACAAAGAACTGTAGCACATTAGGTTTGCGCCCACGTTCGATACGATAATCTACGCCATCTTTTTCAAATGCCAAGGTAACTAACATGCCTTTTGTGTTAATCTTATTGATAAGATTATCTTTTTTAATGTTAGTTAAAGCATTGCCAAATAGGGCATAACTAAGTGCATTTACTATAGTTGTCTTGCCTGTACCGTTGCGACTTCCGCTGTCATCTCCGCCTTGATCTAAGTTTTCACCTAAGACCAATGTTAAATTTTGTTGTGCAAAGTTTACAGCTTGAGTCTGGTTACCCACACTCATAAAGTTTTTAACAGTTAGTTCTTTTAATTTTATCATAGGCTATTATAAATGCTTAACAAGGTATTCTTGTCGTAAGTGTCACTTTCAATGTTAATAATTTGACTGCTAACAATTTGATCTACTGACTCAAAAGCCTGTATGTCAATGTTGGTGTTAATTTCTATATCTTTCTTTTCAGCAATTAAAGTCAGCTCACGAATGTCATAATCTGACATGAATTTTTCTTTAATAAAGCTGGCTTCTTCATAAGTGATATCAATATCTAATGTAACACGAAGATGCTGTCTGGCTTTAATGATAGTGTCTGCACCATCGATTAATTCACTTAATTTCAGTGTACGGAATGTAGGTTGGCTATCCCATGTGTGATACACAGGTTCCTTACCCCACTCTAAAATCATCATTCCACGTTCATCATCCCATGTGTCTGCATAGTTGTGTGGAAACGCATTGCCAATATAAACTACATTGCCTTGTTGTTGACGTTTGTGAAAATGTCCTGAGAATACATATTCTGGGCCACGCAAATCATCTGCTTTAAGTTCACCGTGATCTGGCATTTGTACCATTGCATTCATATAAAACAATGGCAATTCAAAGTGTCCAAAGATATATTTGCTCTTAGAACCTTTTAGACTTTTCCATTCTTCTCCCACAAGCCACGGGCAGAGTGTGACATTTCCAATAGTAGTAGGCTCATGTACAACAGTAATGCCAGGAATGTATTTTCCAAATTCCACAGAGTGTATGTCCCGTTTGTCTTTATAATACAAATCATGATTACCAGGAAAGAAATAGAACTGATCAAACGCTTGCCCCAACTTCTCCAAGGCCCTGAGGCTATAATCCATTGTAGTAATATTAAGGCTATTACGATTGTGATGCCAATCGCCCATAAAGATACCTGTATCACAACCTTCCTCCTTTGCCTTGGCAATATACCAGTCTACAAACTCTTCACAATCTCGATTATGTACACTACTGTTTGACTTTAAGCCAAAGTGTATGTCTGTAAAACAAGCTACTTTTTTAAATAAATTACTCACTAGTGTCCTCGTTGTATCGTTTAACAGCGGCCGCATGTTCACCTGCACCAGTACGACTATAGCTAGGATTCATACCGTTGATTTCTAATATATCATCGCGAATGT